GCCTAGGTTAACTACCTAGTAAGTTGCGGACTCCACTAAAGGAGTTCCCGCACCCACCCGCGTTTGAGGACTACTCGACGCGGGAACGAGTACCAACCAACCAGTGAACGTTCTCCGTAAGGGTTTTTGAATGCCTTGCGGAGGATCTCCTCCCACCCATCCTGACGCGTTTTATAGCGTGCGGGACGGATGGTGTACGAATGAACCTCGAGACGTTGAAGCTCCGCATTCCAGCGGTGTTTCAAATTCTTTCTGTTCACAGGTACCACGTTCACACCAGGACGATACAACACCAAGGGGTTTCCCTCTTGATCCGGACTCTGGCTCTCGCCAGAGTACTGAGTTGTATATGGCAGAAATCCGTAGAAGGCAATTATGAATCCTTCTATCAGGTCTGCTGTTCCTGTGTACCTACGTCGACGCATCTCATTATGATATGAGACCCAGGTCGCGAGGTTGTTGGCGGTAGGTGGTGACCATACTTTCCGGAACTTTACCGGAGTAACATCGACGCCTCGGTAGGCGTCCATGCCACAGCTCTCTCTAAAATGAGAGCTAGTATAACAGCACTTCCCCTCATTGAACATGAGTCCAAATCGAGGAAGCACCCTCATCAAGGTGGGTTCGTACCCACTCTTAACGATGATGTCATCACCATAGACGTACACAGCTGCTCGGGCCTTTCGGGGCTCCAAGCCACAGTATACTTGTAACGCAGCTACAGATAGTGCATAAAACACAAGCGACTCGACGGGAAAGCACAAGGCCGATCCCATTGGAGCAAACTTGCGCAGCTGCACTATCTTACCGTTTGGAAGCAACGTCCTACGCGTCCTTGTGGCCATGAGGCCCTCGAGGAGCGGAGTACCGCTGAACAACTCTTTGACGAGTGCCAGCGATACGCGATCACTTGCTTCCTTCATATCTAGCGTCGCCCAAGAACACCAGGTAGACCCAACAAGCGCGAGCCGTCTGTTAACCTCTTGATCCGTGAAATTCACGTGACCTGAAGTCAGACGATGGCGCTCTAGGCATTGCACTAGTTTAGTCGCAATGCCCTGTTGGATCCATTGGTATTCCAAGGGTTCACATGATATCAGCCGAGGCCCTCTTGAATCTTTCGGAACTAGTACGACTTTCGCCGCACCGTCCTCTAGTTCTTCGAGTTTCTGGATCTCCGTAATCCGATCAGCAACATGCGACAAATTAAAACAATTATACCCGCAAAACGGGTAAACAGCTTCAATTTGTCTATAAATCCGTTTGAAAACAGATTTCTCATGTGGCAGCTCTCCTGTAGCAACCGCTCCAGGGCCGTGCTTAGGGACAATATCCCTATGATCGAACTTGCCAAGAACGCGCGTGATGAACGCACGTGCTTTACGCAAGACGGGATCCTCCTTGTCCACTTCCAGTGGCAAGGCCTGATCAACCTCAACAAACGTGTCCAGAACCAATTGCTCGGTTTCGGGCGCGTACGGTATTTCATATTTATAGAATAAATATGCGAGCTGTCTGATGTCCAATAGTACTGCGGGGTCGTATGTTTCTTGGAACTTTTCCGTCAAGAGCCTTAAAAGCTCATGCGGGGGTTCCTCGAGTGTATCACCAAACAAGATATCTCTCTCGAGACTCTTGCCATAGGCGGGTAAGGTTTTCGTCAAAAACGAAATCTTACCGTGACCGGATAAACGAAGGCCCAACTGGCGCCTTCCATTCACCGACATTGTTATACCATACTTAGTCGCAATATCAGCAACTAGGCTTTCGTAGATATGCCCCATAAAGCGGGCAGTTTCTATGTCGTTCTTACTCATGACTTATGTTATCAGTAGGTTACTGCGTTTGGCTGATGCCAACCGTATTTTGCCTAGTTCACTAATATGTCCTCATCTGTACGCCACGAGGGAAGACCCCTTGTGGTTGTCACTATCCACCAGCGTAGAGGCTGCATCGCTTCACAGCGATGCAACCTCCCCGATCACTCGGGATTGCTCGCCCTAGGCCTTTTCAAGCCAGGGACTCACAACTCGCACTCTCCTTTCCAGGAGATTAATCAACGATAGACCGTCAGGTCTCGCCGTTGAAGATGCGGCCAGCTACCGACGCCAGGTTTGTCGTAGACGTACTCCCAAGAGCTCCAACAAAGAAGCTAATAAGGGCCGTCAGACAATTCCCGACATCAGCTGCGCCGACAGCGACACTTCGTGGGTACGAAATGACGCATCGAGCGGCTGCGCGGATGGATTTAGTAGAATCATTCGGGTCTGGGAAGACCTGAGCGAATTCTACTAGGTATCGATCAGTTACTACGGTTTTGTTTTCCTTTGTCTCGATCCTCGAAAGGACCGCTTCATGGAAATATCCGTTCCCGTTGTTAAAACGGTAAACGGAACGACCGTTGTCTGTGTCGACACGTGACATGGCTGGGAAAGACCCGGCCACAGGTTGGATTGGTTCAGTGAACATGCTATACGCATTGGGTTAACTGTTGTTGCTAGACTACTAGCGTTTGTTACGTCCTCTGAGATAGGCTTGAAAGAGCAGAGAGGTCCCCGAAAGGACTTTTCTTAGCTCCATCTTGCCAAACTCGAGGGTTTTAGTCTCTATTTCCTGTAAGGGAAGCAGAGCCCTGTCCTTGACGAACCAACGTTCACTAGACACAAGCTGGGTATTTACACCCGGGACTTGCTCCATGTAAACGTCACGCGTCAAGCTATATGCAGCGCCAAAAGCAACTGCATCTATCGTTATGTTCATGTCCACAAGTGAAATGCGTCTCTCGTGTAGCCACTCACCGACAGGGTAAACCCAGTCGACAAGGAAGCTTAACGGGATATCATTCCAAACTATAGAGGGGTCGGCGGTTAAGCCGGCCTTCTCCAGGGCGAAAAAGAACTTTCGTTCCCTCACCGATAGTTGTGACATGACCGAGGACCAATACCGGTAATCTGCTGAAACGCAGGTATACGCAGGCTTGGTATAGGACCAGACCACTCGAAAGTGGCAGCTGACCCCCTCAATTAGACGTGTGAACGTCGAATTGCTCGGTAGTGGATAGGACTCGTACTCTTTGTGGTACGCAGTCTTGGATCTACCCATTTCGGACATAAAACCCTGGTACTTCTCATTGAAATTTGAGAAGATTCTCCAGAGCTTAACCACGTCACGAATAAACGCACCAACGCCATAGGATAACTCCAACCACGCAGACGACACCAAGTCGCCCACCGTGATAGGAATATCGTGTTTCTTGCCTCCGTTCTTTTCTCGGATGAGCTTTCTGAGATTCCGATTCATCTTCCTCATATTCTTTGGAAGATTCGTCAACTCATGGAGCTCTAGCAAGAAGTTCGCAAGCGAAAAGCCCGTGTCCAAGGACACAAACTTTAGCTTTTTGAACCGTTGGTTACCTTCGTCTAGCTCAGTTCCCCTCCACAGGGGCATCTGCGCAACTTCGACAACACTCAGGTCATCTTCAATCAGGAATCGTACATAATCAGCAGGTAAGGACTTGCTGAACGACAACCCTGTAGATGACTCGGTTCCCTCTAGGTAGAGGGAATACCCACTAGAATCCGTATTACGGCCAGTTTCCTGGTACCGTAGATTCTTCGCGTGAGAGCAACCACCATCGTAATGACTGGTGGCTAACGGGCAATAGTACGCAGGCCACGATACGCTTTGATGGGATATACCCGTCGGGCGCACTGTAGTAACGATACCATTGGTTGTTGACGGTGCATTTACATGCACCCTCGTCTTGTCTAAGTAGTGGTTCATAACAATGTGACTCACCG